GACTGGAAGACTGAACTGGTGGTGATAGCCTACATCGACATAGAGGTCGCCTCAGACGCAGGCTTTCCGGAGCCCGACGACGCGATTTCTCCAGTCACGGCGATCACCCTTCACTGTGACAGCAAATACTGGGTGTGGGGTCTAGGTGAGTTCAAGACAGATCGTGAGGATGTGGTCTATGTGCGTTGCGACGATGAGATTGAACTGTTGCGCCGATTCGCCCGGGCCTGGGCGGCTTTTGCCCCTGATGTGGTTAGTGGTTGGAACAGTAATCTATTCGACTGGCCCTATCTGATCAACCGTATGAAGCGGATGCTGGTTGAGCCTAGTGATGAGGAGTTGATCAAGCAACTCTCACCCTGGCGCTGGATCAAGGAGCGCAGCTTCAGCACAGGGAAGAATGGCCGCCACATTACCAACTTCTATGAGTTAGCCGGCATAGCGATGCTTGACTACTATGACCTCTACAAGAAGTTCTCAGGAACATCACAAGAGAGTTACAAGCTAGGTCACATTGGCTATGCTGAACTAGGCATGGCTAAGATTAACTATGACGAATACCAGAACTTGGATGCGTTACGTCGTGAAAATCACCAGAAGTTCATTGAGTATAACATACGTGACGTAGAGATCGTGCTAGGCTTAGAGAAGAAGCACCGGTTGATTGAAGTGGCAATGACATTGGCCTATAACTCCCGGGTTAATTATGAGGATGTGTTCTCACAGACCCGTATGTGGGACTCCATTATCTACAACCACCTAAAGTCCAAGGACATTGTCCTACCTCCCAAGAAAGATAACCACAAGCGCTCTCAGTTCGAGGGTGCCTACGTGAAGGACCCCAAATCTGGCATGTATAAGTGGGTCGTCAGCTTTGACTTTACGTCTCTGTATCCACATTTGATCATGATGTTCAACCTGTCACCTGAGACGTTAGTTGAACCAGCTGATTATGACAATGAGTTGGATGAGTGGTTCGATCAGAATCGTCACTTGATATCAGTCGATAATCTGCTGGAGCGGAAGATTGATACCAGCATCTTTGCGCGCAAGGATTTGGTGCTTACACCTAATGGACAGGTATTCCGCAAAGATAAGCAGGGCTTCTTGGCTGAACTGATGGAGAAAATGTATAAAGACCGTGCTTACTACAAGGGTGAGATGAATAATGCCAAGAAGCAGTTAGAGGTTACTACTGACCCGGCTCAACGTGCCGCACTACAGCAAACTATTACACGCTATAACAACCTTCAGCAGACGATCAAGATATGCCTTAATTCAGCCTTCGGTGTTATTGGTAGCCAGTATTTCCGGTTCTTCGACGTGAGAATCGCCGAAGCCATCACTTTGTCGGCTCAGTTAGCCGTGCGTTGGATACAGAAGCACTTGAACATCCTGATCAACCAGGTAACAGGTCAGAATGGTGACTATGTGATTGCCTCTGATACTGATTCGGTCTATGTGACTTTCGAGGCCATAGTGGCCAAGTCATCACACGGTAAAGACACACGAGATATTATCCGCAGTCTTGATAAAGTCTGTGAGTCTGTCATTGGACCTAAGATCAAACAGTATTGTGCTGAGTTGGCAGACTATGTCAATGCTTTCGATGGATCCAAGTTGGATATGAAGCGCGAGGCTATAGCGGATAAGGTCATATGGACAAAGAAGAAGCACTATATGATCAACGTGTGGAATAATGAGGGCATTGAGTATAGCAAGCCCAAGTTGAAGATAGTCGGTATGGAGGCTATCAAGACATCCACACCTGAACTGTGCCGGAAAAAGATTCAGCAGGCATTTGAACTCATCATCAATAAGGAGTCAGAGCTAGATTTACGTAAGTTCGTGGATTCTTTCCGTGCTGAGTTTATGACTGCTCCGCTCTATGACATTGCCTTCCCGCGCGGGATGAATGGTTTAGATAACTATGATGGTGGAGAGTCGATCTACAAAAAGAAGACACCCGTGGCAGTTAAGGGTGCGCTGATTTATAACCACTGGCTTGAGAAGCTAGACTTGACTAAGAAGTATGAGCAACTCAAAGATGGTGAGAAGCTGAAGTTCATATACCTACGTGAGCCTAATCCACTACCGCTATTCCCAAGGAGTTCGGATTGGCTAAGTATATAGACCATAACAAGATGTTCGAGAAAGCATTCACCAACCAGATTGAGCGCATCACTGAGGTGCTGGGCTGGGACCTGGAAGAAGTGAGCAACCTGGAGAGCCTCTTCGGGGTGACAGAAGGAGATTAGAGATGGCTAAGACCAACGCACTACTGGAAAAGATCAAGGGCAACAGCACCATCAAGGAGACTGAGACGCTATCTGGTTCCAAGTTCTTCAACAAGAAAGACATGGTATCTACCGGCATCTATGCTATTGACATTGCGCTAAGTGCTGACCTTGATGGTGGCTTCACATCAGGGCTAACTATGTGGGCTGGACCCTCCAAGCACTTCAAGACGGCATTCACGCTGATACAGATGCGCGCCTATCAACGCGCCTACAAAGATGCCGTTGTGCTGTTCTATGACTCAGAGTTTGGCACACCCAAGACCTACTTTCAGTCCTTTGACATCGATATGAAGCGCGTAGTTCATAGCCCACTCACTGACATAGAGCAGTTGAAGTTCGACATCATGGCGCAGCTAAAGGGAGTCAATCGCGGTGATAAGTTGATGATCGTATGTGACTCTATCGGCAACCTAGCGTCTAAGAAAGAGGTCGAGGATGCGTTGGCCGAAAAGTCTGTTGCCGACATGACGCGCGCCAAGCAGATCAAGAGTCTGTTCCGTATGGTCACCCCACACCTCAATATCAAGGACATTCCCATGGTGGTGGTCAATCACATTTATATGGACATGGGGATGTTTCCGAAGGCTATAGTTGGTGGTGGCTGTTTAGAGGCAGGGACCAAGATCAGATTGGCTGATGGTAGTGCTAAGTGTGTGGAAGATATCACGACAGGTGATGTTGTAGCAACTCTCCTGGGACCGAAGCCAGTTACCAAGACATGGACACCTGAGACATTATTCGAGGGACAGCCTGAGTGTTATGAGGTAGAGTTTGAGGATGGCACAGTAACAAGATGCTCTGCTGAGCACTCCTTCTACGTGGATGGTGATTGGGTAGAAGCACGGGATCTGACAGCGGGAGTAGAAGTCTCAGCGGTGTAGTAGGGACCAGCTAATAGGGCTAAGGAGGCCCTATGAACTACCAGAGACTGTATGATATGCTGATTGAAGATGCCCGAACCAAACCGAAACCATACACCTACAAAGAGAGACACCACATTCTTCCGAGATGCTTAGGAGGATCAGATGATCCAAGAGCGACAGAAGCAGACTGGGTAAATCCCAGGGTGCTAAAACCAGAAGCTAAGCACAAATGCCACTACTGTAGCATGGTGACTACCAAGTCCAACCTTACTCGGTGGCATAATGAGAACTGTAAGGAGAGACCATGAGAGTTAAGAGCATTAGATCGATTGGCCGACGCAAGGTGTATGACATATCGGTCCAAGACGCCGAACATTATGTGCTCGAGAACGGTGTCGTGACACATAACACGGGGAGTTATTACGCAGCGGACAACATCTTCATCGTGGGTCGCCAACAGGACAAGAAGGGTCAGGGTGAGTCAGCAGAACTGCTTGGCTACAACTTCATTATCAACGTGGAGAAAAGCCGGTATGTCAAGGAGAAAAGCCGCATTCCAGTCACCGTTAATTTTGACTCCGGCATAAATCGGTACTCTGGCTTGCTGGATATGGCACTTGAGTCAGGTCATGTGGTCAGTCCTACCAATGGGTGGTATCAGAGAGTTAATGTCAGCACAGGTGAGGTCATAGGCAAGAAGTTCAACAAGGCTGACGCCAACTCACCTGAGTTTATGGACCCTATCGTCTTTGATGAGGCATTCAAGACCTGGGTTCGTGACACTTATTCTGTAGGTGGAGGTAAGTCTATCTACTCTGAGGATAAACCCCCAGTAGTGGAGGATGAGTGATGCTTAACTGGCTTTATGGGCTGGTAGAGCGCATGCTGCGGGGACGTCGTGAGCGCAAGTATGCCCACAACGTCTATTTCCGTTCAGCTGATGAATACACTGAGGGTCTTATGCCTATTGAGATTCTTCAGGGTCAGTTCAAGGGCACTGTATTCACCATCACAGCTTTCAACATACTTGATGATTATGGGCGCTGTAAGTTCGAGCACCGAATACTCCGGCTTGCTCCAGGTAAGAGTGAGCTCTACTATCAGACCAATCAGTTCAGTCAGGTCGTGGGTGAGATCATATTGGTTGTGTTAGGTCAAGTTAGCACCCAGTATAGGACGCTCAATCAACCAGGATTCGACCAGGACAAGGATGAGGTAGATAACGTTCTAGAGGAACCAACCGAGCAACGCGTGATTGACTCTTCCAAAGCACGCGAGTAGAATATAGCGATGAAGAAGATCGAACACGTGGTGCTCAAGAACCTCCTGAAGCAGGAGGTCTTTTTGCGCAAGGCACTTCCCTATCTATCACCTCAGTATTTCCATGACCGTGCTGAGCAGGTCATCTTCGAAGAGGTGCTGGCCTATGTCAATAAGTATAACAAGGTCCCAGACCCCGCTGCTATCACCATCAGTGTTGATAACCGGTCAGACGTGTTTGATACTGAGGTCAAGGCAGTCCATGCGCTTATTGATCAGATCAAAGAGGATGAGCAGGAGACTGATCAAGACTGGTTAGTAGATGCTACTGAGAAGTTTTGCCAAGAGAAGGCCCTTTATAATGCCGTATCTGAATCCATTCAGATTATGGAGGGCAAGACTAAGCGTGATAAGGGTGCTATTCCGCAGCTGCTCACTGATGCTCTTGCTGTCACTTTTGATCCTAACGTGGGTCATGACTATCTAGAGGATGCTGACGCTCGATATGCCTTCTATCACCGCACATCCAAGAAGTATCCCTTTGACTTGGACTTCTTCAATCGTATAACGGCAGGTGGATTAGAGCCGAAAACACTGACCTGTATTTTGGCACCACCTAACGCAGGCAAGAGCCTTATGATGTGCCACTTTGCTGCGGCCTTCTTGGCTCAGCACTTCAACGTGCTCTATATCACACTAGAGATGGCGCAAGAGAAGATCGCCATGAGAATCGATGC